GTCTAAGCTGGTTCGTGACGTTAATGTCTACTCCTTCACCCCAGTTGCTTTCGCCCCATCCGCCTACGCCCCAGCCAGTGCTGTCTACATAAAAGTTAGTGCCTGTGTTGATCTGATACGCGCCGACCACAGAAGATCCGCCATTACCAGTGTCTGACGAGTTAGCAGTAACAGTAACCCCTGCTGTGTCTTTCGCTATGACGGTGTAGCTGTTTGCGTCAACGATGCTAGCAACTTGATACTCTTGGTTGAGCACATCCGCCGTGATCACTCCTCCGAGGGTGACCGCTCCAGAAAAAGTAACGAAGTCATTCTCTACCGCGCCGTGAGCCGTGTCACTAACCGTCAAGGTTGGCGATCCAGTGGATGCCGAGAAGGTAACGTCGCCTGCCGCAGTCGTGACCCTTATGGGGGTGATGTCAAATATTGCGCTACCAGTCTCAACGTAAAACTTTAGATTCGTGCCGACGCCTAAATACTTATCACCAGATGAAGCGCCCCAATCAAACAGAGAGCGACACACCCCGCTGATCGCCGTCTCTATATACTTAGCCCAGCCGCCGATGGTTTCTGCTCGACCTTTTCTAAACCGTATCTTGTCTGCGTCAAACCAACCGGAGTCAGCACTGTACTGAGTGCCTTCCTTGTTGATGCCCGGACTGAATGAAATCTTAGATACTGTCATTCTAAAACCCTAGTACGCCCACATGACCGGAGTAGTGCCCCTTATGTCCACATGAACAAAATGTTTAGCCACCCCGATACCAGAGAAGCCAAGATCAATAGCGTTAGCGACAATAGCTAGCCGCTGGACTCCATCGGCAACCTTAATGTCCGCCGCTATGCCCTGAGTGTGTGTTCCCGGCTTTGCCTTTTCTGCCTCTATGGGATGTCGCTCTGAGCGATAGCCAGAGGTAATGACAAAGGGGAAGCCGCACCTTTCTCTTAACATGTCTAGGCAATGAACAAGCTCATCCTTGATCTGGTTCTCTCCGGTCTCGTGGCATGCAAATTCGTTAATATCAAAATACTTAAACTGACTCATCCCTTCTTCCCAGCGCCCAAGAACAAACCAAAGCTACCGGTAAGTGCGCCCGTCATTACGCTAACCAAACCAGCCTGCTCTAGGCTTGGTGCCGGCAAGGTCATAAACCATTCAACAACGCGGTATGTCATAAAGATCATTGCCACCATCATCAGACGGGGAATGACTTGCAATCTTTCGAGGTCATATACACTCATTGTTTGCGCGCAACCCCTTTTGTTTTCTCATAAGTCCTGAGACCTCCGAGGCCAAGCATCCCCAGCAACACGGTCATTAAGCTACTCATGTCAAACACGGGTAACTCAGGAAGAGCCACTCCAGCATAAGCCGCACCAAAGATAACAACTGGAGACACCACAAAATGCCAGCAAAGAGCAATAGAACAAGTCCAGCCAACAAAAGGACGCCATCCTGCAACAAACATGGACTTATGCGCCGCTTCTGTTTTGTTGATCTCCAACTGACCCTTAGCCAGTTCTTGAGCGTGTCGCTCAGACAATGTGGCAATCTCATGGGCAAGCCTATTTCTTTCGTCAGCATCAGGTATAAACTTGTCCAGCAAGCCAGTAACCGGACCAACCAGAAGATCGAGCATTACCAGCTAGCCAGCGCCACGCGCCTCCAAGTATTGGTTGCTATACACACATATAGGTAAGACGCATCCCACGCAACCTCACCCTGAGTTCCTGCCGCACTAACCGACGAGGGGGTCTGAGCCGTTGTAATGATAATGTGATCGGCATTAGCCTTGAGGGTCGAGAAGGTGCCAGCGCCGGGAGTTGACGCCCCGATATTGGTTCCGTCAATTGCCCCGCCGTTAATGTCTGCCGTGGCAACGGTCACAGTTCCTGTCGCGGTGACATTCGTAAACGTGCCTGCCGCCGCGCTAGATGCGCCGATAGGCGTCCCGTCAATTGCTCCGCCGTTAACATCAATACTAGAAAAAGAGGATAGTCCGGTAGATGTTATATTGCCTGTGACGTTACCTATTACCGCTCCCGTCACGTCGCCTGTAAGGTTGCCGTTGACATTGCCAGTCACTGTGCCGGCCACATTGCCAGTTAAATTACCGGTTACATTGCCAGTCACCGTGGATGTTATGTTGCCTGCAACAAGATCACTGTAGACCTGAGAAACAACGGCTCCACTTCCTGCACCGTCAAACTTAACCAAGGCGTCTTTGCCATTGGCTAGCTCAAAGTCGTTTGAAGCATTGTACGTTCCTTGAAATATAAACAGGGAACGAGACCCTGACAGGCTGTTTCTAATGTGCAGGATTTTCTCTGAGTCGTTTGGCGTCAACTGAACGTAACCTGCACCCCCGATATCGCCGCCATCAACCACGCTGATAAATGCGTTGCGTCCATCAGAAACAGCACCATTAGTTATTGGGAGAGCCTTGGCTCCTCCAGACGTGATGTTCGAGGAGGTGAGGGTGACAGAGGCAATGCCGTTGATCGCTTGATCAATAATGTCGAAGTTGGTATTGGTGGTATTGCCCCATGTTCCAGCCTGCTGGCCAGTCTCAATCTTCTCTATGCCGAGATTCGTTGTGTAAGTGCTAGGCATGTTCCCCTCTAGGCCGCTATCTCAACCCAGTTCGGGTCTTGATTCGGCTTGATTTCATTCCATGTGATAACCTGCGCGGTCCCCTCTGTTGCGGTAGCCGACAAGCCGGTAACTAATATATTGGTTTGTGTAAATGTGCTAGGAACCCCGACAGATCCGGTTAGCCCTACCATCGACAAGTTCGCGGTGGCTCCGCCGGTAACAACTACGGCCCCGACAGATCCGGTAGCGCCAAGCCCCGTGACTGTCACGTTTGCAATGCCAATTACAGAGGCTATGCCAACACCGCCAGTCGCGCTCAAGCCTGCCGGGAAAGCGTTTGCGTCCCCCGTCACAGCAGGGGCGGTGGCGTTAACTGATCCTGTTGCTAAAAGCCCAGAGACGGTGGCATTGGCATCCGCTGAAGCAATGGCATCGCCAACAGACGCTGTTCCTGACAAGCCAGTGACAGTGGCATTCGCAATACCCGTGACCGTTACAGAACCAACGCTTGCGGTGGCGAGGTTGCCAGATGGGAATATTGTTACGTCACCATTGACGTTAACGCTGTTACCTACAAGTGCGGTAGCCTGTAAGCCAGTAACACCAATCGGACCTTCTACCGCCTGTGAGAGCGGGATCTCTGAGAACGACGATGCCCCAAACATTACTTGTCAGCCTTGTCGTCTAGCTTCTCTAGGATTTTATCCAGCTTCCCTTTGATATCTCGCATCTCCCGGTCGTGAGACTGACGAACAATCTCGGTCTCCGTTTTGATAACTGCAATCTGCGTGGTGTGGTCCTGCTGTCGCATAAAGATCAGCCAAACAAATGCCGTGATAGGCATAACGATCCATTGCAAGATGGCCTCAATAACTTCCATCGTTAACTCCATGATGATTAGTTACAGGTCACAACAATCTGACCCTCAGAGTTCGCTGTTGCAACACAGCCGCTCTGCTCTGTAGCCATCATGCCAGCAAAGGTAATGTCTCTTGTTACAGAATAGTTTAGCCAGTCCGAGTTGGCTTCAACCAAAGCATTTAGTCCGTCTTCTCCAGCCTGCCCCAGAAGGGTCATTCCATTTACCCCGAGGTTGGTTAGGTTGCTCATCCCGGCAGTGCCTAGATTATTGGCCACATCAAGCCCCTTCGTCGCAATGTCTACGTTTGAGTCAATGCCAGAGGTGCCCAGTGTTACCATTCCGTTCACAAAAGGGGTGTAATCTATGTTACCGAGAACGTCTCCGGTAACTTGATGCGAGTCTACAAACGCACCATACAAAGCCTGACTATCCGCAGACTCTGCTGAAATTCTTGCCATATCTACTTGGCTGTTATATCGCGCCATAGTCTTGGCTGAGTCTGCTTGCATCCACATCATCCCAAGAGATGAAATGGGTGCCGCTAACACAGAGGCCCATTGAAGGGCGTCCGACTGCTGAGGCATGGGCTGGACAGACTGAGTGTTGGTTAGCGCCAGCGCCATTACAGCCGCGCTCGCGGCCTGTCCATCGCCAGAAGACGCGATCTTTGATAGAGCCTCAAACTTGGCTTGCGCCGCTGACGCATTAGCCTCCGCTGTTTTTTGCACGGCCTCGTAATACTGGCTAGTTGATGTCGAGCACCCTGCTAGCAACAGCAGTGACGCTCCTATAATTACTTGTCGCATTCCACAATCCTCTTCGTGGCAAGCATGATAGCCGCCCGTTTTAAGTCTGCGTCATACGACGCTTTGCAGTGATTTTTCTCAAATGGTAAAAACAAAATGTCTATACACACACGAACCTGCTTCCACACCACCTGCCTGCGAAGGCGATAGGCACGGCCAGATATGGACTCGTTGGGATTGGGACCAAGCAGGATTACTACGTTAATCCACTGGCTTGTGGCATCGCCAACCCTTAGCAAATACGCACTTAATTCTTGCATCTTGATGTCATTCTAAACTCACAATCAATATTGAGCATAAAGCTTGTTGTGCCTTTCTTTATCCCAGCCCAGCCTCTGTTTCTCGGCTAGCGTCTTCATTGCATTATCTGCAACCTTGTTCTGCATGTACATAACTAAATGAATGCTGTCATTAAGACCTAAATTTTCTTCCTCTTGGATCGTGCCGGGAGGCACATACACCGCTCTCTTAGCTTCCGGTATAAAGCTGTGACTCCCGCCTAAGTCGCTAGTCCAATTTAGGCTTATGTCCCCGGATAGCTGGCATCGGTACACCGAGTGAGGTATACCCGCAAAAGTATCATCAATGTGGGGTTTGATTTTGCATTTTGACTTGACCCTAATCATAACGGATCTTAATAGGCTGGCTTGGTTTATAGAGAGGGCCATTACAAACTCTATATTCCCCAAGAGCTTCTCAAAGTCGGAGCTAACGGCCTCTGTTGTCACCGTCCTAAAAGCACCCTCGTCATCAATCTCTGCGGCGCTAGCTACTAGGGGTATTACTTCAGCTTCTTTAAACTGATCCGCATTAAATTTATTTATGGACCAAAGGTCTTCAGATAATTCTCTAAATCTGCGTATTAGTTCGTCATCAATCGCCAAGACACAGGTGTTTAAACTGTCTCCCAATGGATTTTGAATGCGTTTTTTTAAATAACTGATCACTTAAAGTGCCCGGCTTTAAGGAGCGTAGTATTCCACGGGCGTATCTTCCGTAGCTTCCACTTGAGCTAGTAAGTCTGACCGTCTGCCCGGATCAATCAGAGAAGCAGAAATAAAGTAGTCCACCGCTTGAATTGTCGCAGGATCTGCAACGCTTATAAAAGAAGCCGCATTCAAGTCATCCAGTATAATTTTAACGCCAACGTCGGTTGACGAGTAAATTGCCGACTTCTCACTCACAGTAAATCTACCCCTAAACTGCAAAACAGACATTCCGTTTATATAAAAAGGCTCTGGAGGGGGCGGATCTGTTAGTCCTTGATCATCAAGCACCTTGCCTATAACTTCTTCTAGCCTAACCACAGCATCTTGTTCAGAGGCAAAAGGAGGACTAACGGGGATATTGCTCCACGCCACATAATTACTATCCACTTCAGCAGGAGTAGCATCAAGCGTCTCCGTATACCCTACCAGAAGCCCGCTGTCTTTTGCTTTTATAAAAAATAACATAACGATAGTCCTAGCTTATGTTGACTAAATCAAGGTTAGTTCTATATCCGTTATTACCCATAAACGTGTAGCTACTGCCTCCGTAATAACTGCCACCATATACATAGCCGGATAGATAACGCACATTTGTGCTATTTACAATTCTTGCGTTGTTACCTTGAGCGGCATTAGCGGCACCGGTTATGTTGATTCCGGTCAAGAAAGACTTGGCTTTACTTATTGAAGACACCGTCCATGTGTCGTAGTCGCTAGAGCTGTTTACCACTGTGTTGGTAAAGAGGTGCTGAGTGCTACAAGAGCTTAATCGGCTAGATACGTTTGTATCAATACGGTCGCGATACGTTGTGCTCCATACGTTAGAGGATAACGCTGTGGACGATGGCGCTCTAGAGCTTATATTGGTATCTAGGTAACCAGCCTTGGCGTTTGTCCAGACATTACTAGACAATCCGCCAACCCCACTGATAGGCGCATCTAGGTTGTCTAGATTCCCTGCTCTGGCGTTGGTCCATGTAGCGGTTGACAGTGCTGTTGATGACGGTGCCCTAGTGCTGATGCCTGCATCAATATAGCCAGCCTTAGTATCTGTCCATGTCGCATTAGTAAGTGCTGTTGATGCGGCGGCGCGTGAACTGACACTAGCGTCTAAGTACCCTGCTTTTGCATCCGTCCATACGGCTGGATCAAGCCCGCCAAGAAAGTCTTTTAGATTACTCATATTAGTTTCCAGCCCTGTGTGGCGTCTACATACTCTACCGTTCCTGAGAAGTAGTCCACGTCTAGGTTCATGTCTGAGGCAGACCCCATAATGTTACTGCCGTTTCTTCCAAGCACCGCCGCCGTCGTAGCAAAATTGCCGGTATAATCGACAAAGGCAACTTGATCCCCAGCAGTTGGAGAGGCGGGTAGCGTCATGGTCACCGCCCCGCCAGCCGTGCTGATGTAGTATCTAACGCTTGCAACGGAGGTAAAGTTTGAAGTTTGTACCGTGAAGGTAGACTCTATCCCAGCAGGCACATCCGCAAAGGCCAGCGTTCCTGATCCATTGGTTTTTAGGAACTGATCTGTTGATCCATCAGACGTTGGATAGGCAAGCCCTGCCGCAGTCAAACTTGTTACGGCCACATTCCCCGTAGCGTCCCCGTATACGGACTTGTCCGCAGGGTATGTGACAAACACGTCTTTCTGGCCCGCACCAAAAGACACGGCAGACCCACTGTTAGAGCTATCAAGCACTGTGGTTCTTGTTAACGTGTTACCAGAAGACGCATACGTCCCGAGACCCACCTCATACGCTATGTTGTCGTTGTCAACAATCGCATAATAAGTTGTGTCCCCGTCTGACAGCGCAGAGGAGAAGGTAACGAAGTTAGCTTGAGCGCCACCCAAAGATATTGCGCCCGTGCCGGTAGTCGTCGTTACCTCTTTTACTCGATCAGCAACAACAAGGGCCATCGTTATGCAATCCTGATAATGGCGTTAGAGGCGTCAGCGGTGGGGAAGATGATTGTGAAGTCGCCTGCACTTGATGTCTTGTCAGCACCAAAATCAAGGACAACAACAGAGTCCGTCGTACCCGCTCCAGCGCCAGCCGTAGTGTTGTAGATTAGCGCGCCTCTGGCAGTAATTGTCGCCGAGCTAAAGGTCAGGTCTGCAAAGTCAGTTAGGGCGGTGGTGCCTGACGTGGTGGGGGTGACGTTTGTTAACGTGCCGCCGCCAGCAGAGTAGCCAGTGCCGCTAATTTCGTTAGTAGCCGTATAGTCAGTCGTGCTTGCAGTAAAGGTCGCACTGTTGGTGTAAAGGGCTAGCTTGAACGTGTCGCCTGACCCATTCGTGAAGTTGTGCTTACCTTCCATCAATTCCTGCTTGAAAGAGGTGCACATATAGTTACCGGTAAATGCCATCTTAGAGTCTCCTAATCATTTCAGCTAAGTCTTTTTGTCCTGCATCCGCGAGTGCGTTGCATACGGTGGTGCGGTCGCTGTTCACTGCTTCCTTCATATAGAAGACCAGCACCGACCGGATCTGCTCCTTAAATGCCTTGGCCTGCTCCTTAACAGCAGGTCCAGCATCATCAGATACATGAATAATTTTAGTGAGGCAACGATCCGCCACCTCGTCAGGATTGAAGCCACGGCCCGACGTAGTTTTTACCCCGACCGTACCAACCGCTAAATCCAACATTATGTTCTAGGCTTCCTCACTGCGCCACCTCGGTAGCTATCTGTTGTGCTGTAGCCTTCGCCCAACTCTTCAAGGCGCGCAAGGGCTTCCTCATAGCGACCCCCATACAACTGCATCAGGTCTGGGTCACCTTTAAGGTAAGTATACGCTTCCAGCAAGCAACCATAAAGTAGTGTTGAGTCAGCATTCTCTCCCAACCAGCTTGTTCCTGTTGATGAGGTTGTGATCGACTCTGGCTTGTGGAAGTAATGAAGCTCTACATCGTAAGCCTTGTCGGGAGTCGGCCCAACGATGAAAGAAGTGTCACTAAAGATGCCGTAATACTTAGGAGCGGCCTGCGTAGCCGACGAAGGATATGCTTGCCTGATGAAGTTTACGTCTTTAAATAGCAGGTAATCATAGCCAGAGTCATCAATGGCCATAGAGTATGGGGTCAGGAAGTCCGAAGGCATAATCAAGTATGGGTTGGCTGACGCCACGGTACCCGTCACATTCTTTCTGAAGTCAGGAAGCTGTACCCGCTTTAGTATTCTATCTTCCGCCTGCTGGATAAAGGTTGGCAGATTATTAACAAATGATGTTTCACTGGACTCTACATAGTCCTGAATCGCTTGCTTTAGCGTCGTATATGTAAAGCTCATAGTGTGTTTACCCGATAACC